GGAAGAAGCCGCGCGCCGCTGCCCCGGATCGCGAAATCGGAGGCAGCCTGACGTCCGCACAAGCGCGGAGCATCGTCAATGCCCAGTTTGGAGCCGGCACCGTCACCAGCGGGTTCCGTACCCAGGAACATAATAAGCGCGTGGGCGGGGTTGAGGGCAGCCTTCACCTTGCTGACCGGGCGATCGACGTGGCCAAAAAGCCCGGCGTCACGCTGAACAAGATCACCGAACTGCTGCGACGGCAGGGCGTCACCATCGCCGAAGCGCTGGACGAAGGCAATCACTACCACGTGGCATGGAAGAACGCGCGCAGCGAGGCTGAGCGGCTGGCCGAAGCGGCAAAGCGGGCCGCCGATGCCGAAATGCGACGGGTCCAGGCGTTCCAGAACGAACAGGCCAACATGGAAGGCCAGGTGATCGACGCGCGGCAGGCGTTGGTGACGTCGGCGGAGGAAATCGCCCGTCTTGAACTGGCTGCCATCGAAATCAGCCGGAAGAAGTACGCCGACAATGTGGCCTCGCTTCAGGAACAGGGGAAGCTGCGCGAGGGCGAGGCCAAGGAACTTCTGAAGCTCAATGAGGAACGCGCCAAGCTCCGCGCCGAGTTGGTCCAGCGGCGCGAGGATCAGCGCAAGTTTAGGGTTCAGGAAGCCGAAGCCCAGCGCCAGCTGGAGGCGCAAACCGGCGCCATCAATGTCGAAGAAGAACTGCTGCAGTCGCGGCAGGGGATCGCCCGCACCACCAAGCAGCGCCATGACCTTGAACAGCGGCTGATCGACCTTCAGTTCAAGGAAGAGCGGCTGCACCTTCAGGCCCAGATCGCCCAGGCTGAGCGGCTGAAGATCGAATTGCAGCGGCTGGAAACCCTTCGCGCCCTCAGTGATGAGGAAAAGGCGGAGCTTCAGCGAGCGCAGGATCAGGCCGAACTGGCGCAAGAGCGGCTGAACACCCAAGACGAGCGGCGATCGAACGCCGAAACCGCCAATGACCGGGCCAATGCCGGCCCGCTGGATAGCTTCTTCGGCGATATCCCCAACACCGCCGACGAAATCAACGAAGCTCTGGAATCGATCGCCGCCGGCGGCCTCGCCACCTTCACCGATGCCCTGACTGACGCCATCGTAAACTGGCGCGGGTTCGGCGACGTCGCGCTGCAGACGCTTCGCAGTGTCGCAGCCGGCATCATCCGGCTCGGCATCCAGCAGCTGCTGCTGCATACCATCGGTAAGGCGCTGGGAACCACCGCCGTGGCCGCTACCGCCGCTCAGGCGGGCGCTACAGCCGCCGCATGGGCCCCTGCTGCCGCCGCCGCGTCCCTCGCCACGCTAGGGGCCAATGCCGGCCCGGCAGCCGCTGCGCTTGCTTCCACGCATGCCCTGTCGGCCGCCCTGTCGATCCCCAAGGGGTTCCGGAAGGGCGGCTACACCGGTGAAGGCGCGCTGGACGCCGCAGCTGGCATCGTCCACCGGCGGGAATTCGTGTTCGACGCCGAAGCAACCCGGCGCATCGGAGTGGGCAACCTGGAGGCCATGCGCCGCGGCGTGCAGCCGGCCAACGGGGCGGCCGTGGCTCCGCGCGGAAGCAATGGCGGGTCAATGTCGCAGAGTGACCTGGCGCAGCTGGGCGGCATTGTGCGCGAGGCGATCACCGCTATGCCACCGGTCAATCTGTTCCCGACATTCGACCCGACCGCGGCGATGCGCGCGGCGCTCAACACGCGCGAGGGCCGACAGGTGATGCTCGAATTCATGGGCGAGAACCGCGGCGCTGTCGGCGGGGCACTGCAATGACCTACGATGTTCAATCCCCCGCCGTCGCCCGGCTGTTCCAATACCTGCCTGACTGGCGCAGCGGGTTCGACGTCCGGCGCTCATTCAAGACTGATATTACGGCTAGCCGAAACAACACTGAACAACGCCGGGCCATCCGCTCCGCGCCTCGCATCTCCGTCGAGTATCGCACCGCGCTCACCGACGATGACCTGCGCGGCGCCAACCACTTCCTGCGCGCCTGGCAGAACAAGCCTGCGATCGTTCCGGACTTCGCGCGCTGGGCCCGCACCACCGCCCTGGCCAGCAGCGGGGCAGCAGCGTTCACCATCAACCCGGTGCCGCCGTGGATCGCGGCCGGTCAGAATCTGGTGCTGTGCGGTGGCGGCGTCATGGAACGGGTGCTGGTGGACAGCGTGGCCGGCACCACCGTCAACCTTGAAGATGCGCTGGATAACAGCTGGGCGAGCGGCAGCGTGGTTCGCCCTACCTTCTTCGGCCTGATGGAATCGAAGATCGGATCGTCACGGCGCCATTACGGTGCGGCCGAGCTCACCGTGTCGCTGGACTGCTACCCCGGCGGAGAACCGCCGCGCGCGATCGGCACAGCATGGGCCACGCTCAGCAACCGCGAAGTGTTCACCCAGGTGCCTGACTTCGCCGGGCCGCCATCGGTGTCATCGATCTGGCCGATGGATCGCGTGGATTTCGGGCAGGGCAGGACGGCACAGTTTCGTCCGGTAGCGGAAGCACAGCGGCAGGTGGAAGCCGATTTCAGCGGGCTGGACGTCGCGCTGGCCGCCGAGTTCGAACAGTTCTTCGACCGCATGAAAGGCCGCTGCCGAGCCTTTTATATGCCGACGTGGGAAAAGGTTTTCGCGCTGAACGCCACGGCGCTGGCGGCATCATCGGCATTCGTCGCCACCGGGAGCGCCTGGGCCACCGATTTCGGCAGCACCGACTTCACCGCGATCGACGTTGGCGTGGCGGTCTATCTCATCGACGGCACCGCCATCTTCCGGAAAATCACCGATATCAGCGCGTCGGGTGGCAATTCCCAGATCACGGTGAACGCGGCTTGGGGCGTCAACCTCACCGTGCCGACCGTGGCCCGCATCTGCCTGATGCCGCTGTGGCGCTTCAACACTGACGAAATGGTGACCAGCTGGCGCACGCCGCTGAAGGCCGATGCGCGGCTCGGCTTCATCCAGGTGAGGCTCTAATGACCTACGCCCAATATCAAGGCAGCCGGGACCAAGGCGAGCCGATCCAGCTGTTCCTGTTCCGCTACGGCACCGAGGCAGGCGAATATTACGCCTACACGGATCACACCGAAGAAAAGACGGTGGATCACGGCGCTCCGCTGGGCGAAATCACCTACTCGCCGGTGCCGATCCAGCGCGGCGGCATCGAAAGCAACGGCACGCTGGACAAGTCCGCGCTTCGCCTAAGCACCGATATAGGCACCGATCTGGCCGAAATCTTCCGCGTCTATCCGCCGGCGTCGGTGGTCGCCCTGACCATCTTCGAAGGTCATCTGGACGATCCAGACGAAGAATTCGTGGTGATCTGGGCGGGGCGCGTGGTTGCGGCACAGCGCATCAAATCGGAGCTCGCCCTGTCGGCCGAGCCGGTATCGACGTCGCTTCGCCGGCCGGGCCTGCGCGCCGCCTACGGTTATGGATGCCGGCACGTCCTCTATGGTCCAAAATGCCAGGCCAACAAGGCCGCGGCGACGGTCAGCAGCACGGTGGTTTCGATCAACGGTTCGGCCATCTCTCTGGCACCGGGTTGGGAAGGCGCTTTCCCGCCCGAAAAATTCCTGCGCGGCATGGTCGAGTGGGTAACCGATGGCGGCAGCATCGATGCGCGCATGATCATCCGCGTTGACGGAGACACGCTGAGCCTTGCAGGCCTCCCCAACGGGCTCAGCGTCAGCGATCCGATCGACGTCGTGCTGGGCTGCAATCACAAAGCCTATGCGGAGGAAGGCGGTGACTGCCAGCCACTGCACGACAATATCCTGCATTACGGCGGCGAGCGGTGGATTCCGCTGAAGAATCCCATCGGCACCTACAACAATTATTATTGAGCCATGTCGGCCGCCTACATCTTGGGCCGAGCCGAACTGCGCACCGGCCTTAGCAACTGGGGCGATCCGGACTTCCTTCCGCGGCTGCGTCTGTTCATGGCCTGCATTCGCTCCGACACCGGCCTGACCGACGCCGGGCGCGAAAACCTGGAAGCGACCGCCCTGCGCTTCGCCGAGGGACGATTGCGGCTTGAAGAGCTACTAAGGCGAAATCCCGAAATCAGCGAGGTCGCTTTGCCACGGCCGATCGTCGTTACCGGGCTGCCGCGCTCGGGAACTACGGCCTTGGTGACACTGCTTGCCGAACATCCGGCGCTCCAGTCTCTCCGATATCGGGACATAGCAGAGCCATTTGCTCAGTCGCGCCTTTCCGGGATGCGGCAGGCGGACGCTATCGAACAGGCATTGCCAGAGCTCCATCGCCTTCACGATATGTCGCCGGATGCCAAGGCCGATGATACTGAACTGCAGGGCCTGGCCTTTGCGGGGTACGGCCTCGAATGGCTGTGCCAGGCGCCCAAGTGGCGCGATTATTATCTGGCCGAAGATCAGGTGCCGGCCTACCGCTATTTGAGGCTTGCCATGCAGGCGCTGGCGTTTCTGCGCGGCGACAGGCGGCGCTGGATCATCAAGAACCCGCAGCACATGGAACAGCTGCCCGCACTGAAGGCGGCATTTCCCGATGCGCTGTTAGTCGTATCCCGCCGCGATCCGGCGCCACGGCTGCGTTCGATGGGCAGGGTGATGGATGCGCTTGTGCCCTGCCTTCGAAGCCGCCCCATTCCGATGGGCTACTGGCAAGCGCGCTTCGAAGCGATGCAAACCAGCTATGATCGCCACTGCGGCCTGTTTCCCGATCGCATCGAGCTTTCGGATTGGGCTGCCGCGCCCTCGCAAGCCGCAATCTGGGAGGGAGCGAACCTACAGCCGATAGCGGCGGCCTCCTAAACACTGCCCTATGGCCTTCTGGATCCTCGCCGCCGCCGTCGCGATTTCGATCGTCGTATCCGTCCTGCTGCGGCCCAAGGTGCCCAAGCGGAACGACACCACCAAGGATCTGGAGAATCCGACCGCCGACGCCGGGCGCCCCATCCCGGTGGTGTTCGGCACGATCACGGTGAAGGGGCTGAACGTGCTGTGGTACGGCGACAAGTCCACACGCGTCTATAAGGTCAGCGCCTGAACCTACAGCGTCGGGGGCGATGTTCGCATGATGCGCGGGCATGGAAATCCCGCCCGACCTCATCATCACAATGGATGATATTTGCCGCGCCGGATACTGCGCCCGCAAGACGCCGATTTGGTTCCGCGAGCACGGCCTCAATTTCCGCCATTTCATGAAGAACGGCATCGCTGCCACCGACCTGGCTGCGGCCGGTGATGCCCTCGCAATGAAGGTGATCGAGCGGAAACTGGCCGATGGGTAAGAGCGGCGGCAAAATCGAAGTCACCCGCTATTACTTGGGCCAGCACTTCGGCATCTGCACCGGCCCGGTCGATGCCATCACCCGCGTCATCGTCAAGGAAAAGACCGCCTGGACAGGGGATGTCACCACCCAATCGAAGATCCGCATCGAAAAGGATCAGTTGTTCGGCGGCCGCGAGAAGGAAGGCGGCGTGGAATCCATAGCCTACTGGCTTCCCGGCGCGTCCGACCAGGTGCTGGACGATCATCTGGCGCAGCGGTTGGGCCGGGCCAACGGCGCCGACTGCCCAGGTTACCGCGGGCTGGCATCGATATTCTTCGTTGGTGCGAAGGGCACGGGCGAACCCAACTTCGCCGGCGGCACCAGCGCCAGGTACGGCGCATACTGGAGCGCCAACAATCCCTATCTGCCCCCTGTCTGGGTGACGGTGCGCCGGGCACCGGTCGGACTCAATCCCGCCTATGCCTTGATACCAACAGCAGGCGCCGGTGAAATCGCCTACTCGACCGTGGGCATTGTCGATCTGGATGGCATACTCAATTCCGCCACAACCATCGTCGCGGGCTTGACGGCGGGCATCACGCTATCGGGTTTCAATCCGCTTGAGCATGTTCGCGTTTCGTTGCCAAGTGGCCAGACTTATGAGGCATGGAGCTACGACCAGGGCCTCGCCGGAACATGGTTGACCGGATTCAAGGTTATTCCCGACGCGAATACAGGTTTGGCGTTTGATGTCGTTGGTACGGGTATCCCGTACCCAGGTGCGGCGACTGCATCGAGTGCTCGCGCGGCCTTCGGGACGGATGGCTTCACCGGGGCCTCATCCTACACCTTCTTCATCAGAGACACACCCAATCTGGACAATGCGGGTGGCCTGTCAATTCTCGTGGAAAAGGGCATGGTAACCGGGGCCGACGCTAACCCGGCGCACATAATTTATGAATGCCTGACCAACACCGACTGGGGGATGGGGTCGCCCACAACCGCGATCGATACCAGCAGCTTCGAAACGGCGATGATCACGCTGTATGGCGAGCAGTTCGGCCTTTCGATGATCTGGACGCGCCAAGCCGAGATCCAGAAATTTATTCAGGAAGTCCTCGATCACATCAACGGGGTACTGTACGTCGATCCGGCCACCGGGCTTCTGACCCTGAAGCTGGTGAGGGGCGACTACGACCCGGACGCATTAGACGAAATCTCCCCGGACAACGCTGACCTGGCTAGCTTCAGCCGCAAGCTTTGGGGGGAGATTACCAACGAAATCAACGTCACCTGGACCAACTCGGAAACAGAGCAGGAAGAAACCGCGCCGCCGGCGCAGGATCTGGCTTCTATCGCCATTCAAGGCCTCGTTTCGGATGGGCGCAATTACTACGGCGTCCGCAATGCCGATCTGGCCCAGAAGCTGGCTTGGCGGGAACTCCGCGCCGCTGGTACGCCACTGGCGACTTTCGAAGCCGAACTGGACCGCACCCAGTGGCAGCTGCGTCCTGCGTCAGTCGTCAAAGTGACGTGGCCCGAATATGGCTTGGCCGGCGTAGTCTGCAGGGTGACGTCGATCAATTACGGCAAGCCCGGCGATCCGACGATAAAGGCCAGCCTGATCGAAGACGTATTTGGCCTGGACATGGGCGCCTATACCGCGCCGCCGTCATCGTCCTGGGAAGATCCAAGCGAAGCGCCCGAGCCGCTGACAATCGAACAGGTGTTCACGCTGCCCTTCTTCTTCGCTGCCAACTCGCCTGCAGCCGATTTCGTGGAAAGCCCGACCTATCCGGAAGTGGTGGCCGGCATTCTCGGCACCACCGACCAGGAAGATGCCTACGGCCTGTCGCTATGGGATGAGGTCACGCTGTCGAATGGCGATCTGGAATGGCAGGAAATCACTGAGCTGAACATCATCGGCCATGCCGAAACGGCCGATCTTCTGGCGGCTGAAGCGGAAACAGAGGACGTTGCCTTTGATAATCTGATCGGGGGCACCAGCCCGACGCTCGCCGGATTCGTCATCATCGGCGACGAAGGCGAGGAAGGCAACGAAATCGCCCAGATCGACGCAGTGGATGAAGTAGCTTCCACCTACACGCTCCGCCGTGGTGTCCTCGATACCGTGCCGCGGGAATGGCCCGCTGGCACGCCGGTTTGGTTCATCGATGGGGAAACACTGTTCGAGGATACGAGGATCCACAGCGCCGGCGAAACGCTGGACGTCAAGCTACTGACGCGCACCAGCCAAGGTGCTCTGGATCTGGCCGACGCCGCGCTAGTCAGCGCTGATCTTACCGAGCGCCCCTGGCTACCGAGCCGCCCCGCCAACGTCCAGGTAGATGGGGTGCTGTTCAACACGGTTAGCACACCGGTCGATATGCGGGATCGCACCGATCCCTGGGTGACGATCAGCTGGGCAAACCGCAACCGCGTCACCGAAGAGACCCAAGTGCTGGGCTGGACGGAAGCCACCGTGACGCCGGAAGCCGGCCAAACCACCAAGATCGAAGTATATGCCGAAGATGGCACCACGCTGTTGGCCACACATGACGGGCTTGGCGGCACCAGCTTCGACGTGCCCAACGTCAGTTTTGGCACTGAGGCGATCGTGCTGCTGCTGCCCTGGGCAGAGCGCAGCGACGATGATGGGGACTTTCTGAGCCTACAGGCACACGGCATTTGGGTACAAGTTGGCGACGGTGCCCTGATCACCGAGGAAGGCGAAGGCGTGATTACCGAAGATGGCGACCGGGTAATTTTGGAGGGCTAGACCGTGGTTGACGTACCTTATAGCAAGCTGCCCGCGGCGGCCGCATTAACCGGAGACGAGCCGGTGATGCTCTCTCAGTTGTCTGCATCGGTCACCATTACCGCCGCGACCATTAGCGCGCAGGCGTCGGACAACAGCTACAATGATAGCGGGAATGGGTTCATTGCGGCCGGCTTCGCAGTGGACGACTATGTGCACGTAGTTGGGTTCACCGGCGACGTCGCGAACAACATATACTCCGGCCAGATCACGGCTCTAACTGCCGGAAAAATGACGATCGGCGGTACGGACGGTGACGTGATCGTTGATGATGCGGCCGGGGAAAGCGTCACGATCTCCAAATGGGTGAGTCGGCGCGCGACTGCCCAAGATATTGCTGATCTAGGCGGAGGATCCACCACTTTTCGGGGTGCGCTCGCCTATTTGACGCCTGCTCTGTCCGGTCAGGATCTGCGGACGCAGAGGATTCTCGGCTTCCCCGCCGAGTCTTACGACACCGACGGCTTCCACACATTCGCGTCAACCGTCACTATCACTATCGCAACGCCAGGTGTCGTCACTTGGGCAGGGCACAATTTTCAGGCTGGTGAGCCCATAGTTCTGACCACCACGGGCGCGCTCCCTACCGGCTTGACCGCAGGGACAACCTATTATGTGGTGAATCCCGCAGCCAACACCTTCCAGCTTGCGGCGACCCCTGGCGGTTCGGCCATCGCTACGTCGGGTACCCAATCGGGCACCCATACGGCCACGAACTATAGCCGCTTGGTGGTTCCATCCGGGGTTAGCAAGGTCAGGCTGTCGGCTGGCTGCACTCTAAGCAGCATCAACGTTGACCAGTGGATTTTCTGGATCATCCGCAAGAACAACTCCGAGGACTATCCGGGGGCAGGCCGCATCGCGATCGAAGCCGGGCAAACGACAATGTTCTTCGAAACGAACACTGCCGTGGTCAGCGTGTCATCGGGCGACTTTTTCAACGTCCATATCGGAATCGAAAACGTGGATGCTTCGGTGAACATTGAAGCCAACGTCACGTGGTTCGCGATAGAAGTAATCGAGTAACCGCACCCCATAGGCCTTGAAGGCTATGGCCGTAGCGGTCCGGAGGCTCGCCAGAAGCGCAATTCCGGGCCAGAAAAACGAGTAGGCCAAAACCTCCACCAGCTTGCCACGGCATATTCGGCGTACCAGCAGGGGCACAAGTCCGACCGCCTCATATGGGATGGCGAAGGGCAAGACGAGCAAGGCCGCCAGGGTAAGCCCGAACAGGGCTTCGATCGGATCGCAGTATCTCAGGAACGGAAGCGCCAGCGCTCCTAGCGCACATGGTATCGCGACTGGCCACATTGGCCACCCCTCCCTCATCGCCATGCCGATCGGCGCGATTACCCAGCGAATGACCCCGTTCTGAATAATGACGTTGCCATAATTGGCTAGCGCGGCAGGAAACTGAACCCAGGGCTCAATTCCGAACATGCCGATTGAGACGATGACGATGCCGAGCATAGAAGCCGCGCCCCATCGGACGGCATCCCAATCCCGGTTGACGAGGACGTAGAGCGGAACGAACAGGAACAGCTGGGGCTTGATCGCGGCACCGATGGCAAGGATGACGCCGGCTACTCTGCGATCCTTAGTAGTCAGCCCGAGCAGCATAAGCGCGGCTACCAGGAAGGTTGTTTGGCCGCACAGGGCGGCGTTAAGGAACGGAAAGCTGAGCAGGATCAGCGCCAACTCCGATCGGGCCAGGTGACGACGACTGGCGCATAGTAGCAAAGCCGCCGTGGCTGCTGTAAACAGTGCATAGCCGATCGTCGTCGGCAGAAGCGCCATTGGCCACAGGAACAACTTCGCGGTGGGTGGATAGGCAAAGGGCGGGTCGGTCACCGAATAGGCTTCGGTCAGCGTCCCGCGCAGCCCCTCCGCGATCACGAAGTAATCGACGCCGACAATGTCATTGCGAAGGAAGGTGGCGATGGTCGGGCTTGCCATGAAGGCGGACATCGTGACCGCCAGCAAAATTACGGCAACGCGAAGCATCAGGGGTTGAATGGGCCGGGGAATACGAAACTGCCCCACCATACGGCTAACCAACTCACAGCGAACATAGCAACGAGGAATACCAGGCAGCCAACGCCAACCCTAGTCACCATGGCAATTTGCTTAGTCACAGGCCCTCCTACCACGAGCGCCACCAACTTAACGAAAGTTAAACGCCAAGTCATCACCCCACTTCCACTTGCCCCACATTGGCACCGGCAAACCTAAGAGGGCGGCGGCGTCGGGGTTAAATTCCCGCTCATGGTCGCGCAGCTGCACAGCCATCAGCCGGTAACCGCGTCCCTCCGCCCGCGGGGGACTTTCGATGGCAGCTAGAAAGTCCCCGCCAATGCAGGATCAGATGCCGCAGGACGTCACCAGCGTGGCCGTGATGGTCGGCGAAATGCGGGGCCAGCTGCGCGAAGTCGTGCACACCCTGAATAATGTCTCCAGCAAGATCGACGGCCTGACCAGGGAAGTGATCGCCATGGGTCCGCTCGCCGGTGAAATCGCCGAGCTCAGAGCAGAGGTCAAATTGAACAAGGCCGAAATTGACGTCCTCAAAAGCGAGCGTGATCAGCGCCGCGGCGCCGTCGGTCTGGTGGAATGGCTGGTCAAACACTGGCCCGGCGTGATCGGTTTTTTGCTGCTCATGGCGCTCATCCTCCGCAATCAGGAATTGCTGCGGTGAGCCTGCCAGCGGTCCTTGCCCTTGGGGCCGTGGCGGTCGCCGCGGGCGTGGTGGCATGGCTGCTATGGCGCGGCCGGAACGGCTGGCCATCTCTGCCCGAATGGACCTGGAACGACATTCGCAAGAACGTAGCGCTGGTGGGCACCATCATCGGCGCTGCGGTCCTCACCACAATGGCCTGGGGCCTGCTCGACGATCTGGTGGTGATGGCCAAGGGCCTGATCGGTGATCTGCTGAAGAGTGATGCGCGCAACCCGCCGCCAGTCCAAGTCGGAACTGCGCTGGAAGTCATCATATCCGCCATTGCTTGGGGCCTGAAGCTTTTGCTGGCCGGCGTCGTGGTGGTGCTGCTATCTCTGGGTTTCGTCATCACGCCCAGGCGCTTCGATTTCCATGGGCCTGGGGGGATCGGCGGGGGATTTGGCGGGGGTGACGGGGAAGTGCCGCCGCCCGTGCAAGCCGCGCGCGAAGTTGCTGCGGCGGCCGATAAGAAGGCGGATCAGATAGCGGCGACAGCCGCAGCGCTCAAGCCGGATGAACCCGGCATTCCGGATTACGCCAAGCCATGAACGTCGATCGCAAGCCGATATTCCAGGCGGTGCGTGAGCTCCGCAATGGGCACGGCTTCACCCAGGTCGAAGTCCAACTGCTGGATGCGGCGATCGACCGGGCATTTGCCGACGTCCATCGGGATTCCGAGGCACCACCGGCTTTCAACGAAGCGGCATTCTTTGACGTCATGCGCGGTTCGAAGGCACTGGGCCCGACGCTCAGCACCGACGAAGTGGAAGGATGCCAGGCGATCATCGAAGCCTGCCGTCAGGCCGGATATGCCCTCTCATGGACCGCCTACGCCCTCGCCACTGCGGTGGTGGAAACTGCCAGCACGATGCAGCCGATCAAGGAATTCGGCGGCACGGCCTACTTCCGGCGCATGTACGATATCGAGGGCAGCCGCCCGGCCAAGGCGCGGGAACTCGGCAACCTGAATCCCGGTGACGGGGCGCGGTTTGCGGGGCGCGGCTATGTCCAGCTGACCGGGCGGAAGAATTACGCAAAGGCCGGGACCGCGCTTGGCCATGACCTGATCGGCAACCCGGATCTGGCGATGCGCCCGGATATCGCCGCGGCCATCATGGTGAAGGGCATGGCGGGCGGATGGTTCACCGGCAGGAGCTTGGCCGGATACCTGCCGGCCAACGGGCCCGGCGCCCTCATCCAGTTCAAGGAAGCCCGCCGCATAATCAACGGGCAGGACCGCGCCGCCGAAATCGCAGGCTACGCCATGGAATGCCAGCGCGCGCTTCAAGCAGGAGGATGGGCATGAAAAGCCTGATCGAACGCATCCGCAAGGGGCCGAAGTACCGCTACCGTAGCGCCATCACCGGCGAATATGTGTCGCGCCTCTACGCGCTGATGCATCCCAACACCACGGTGCGGGAAGAGGTGCGGTGAGGGCCTATGCTGCCCTGATCGTCCTCACTCTGGCAGCTTGCGCCATGCTGTCCAGCCACGCCCATAAGCCGTTCGAACTGCGGATCGACGCGCCGGACACTAAGCCCGCCAGTTGGCCCACCAACGCTGCTGTGCGGGGCGCGGGCAGGGTGATGCTGACGCCATGCTCCATCTCGCCGCAGAACTGGCCCCTCGCTCAGCCGGAAAGGAAAACGTGATGGTGTTCTTCGGTCGAGAGATCGCGGGGCGCCTGGTCGCAATGATCGCTGGCGGCATCTTCCTGCTGGCCCTCATTTCGTTCGGGCTTTACCAATGCGACAAGCGCCGAGATGAGCGCGCTCAGAGCCGCGTGGACGCTGCGCAAAGCGAGGCGGCGTCCAACAGCGCGGCCGACGCGATCGGCACTGTATCGAAGGCTGGCGAGCGTGAAGCTGGGTCCGAAGCGTTAACCCGCGAAAACGAAAGAGAAATCCGGGCCGCAGAGGGCGCAAACCAGCGCATCGGTCCGGGCGTCGATTATGCGGGCCGCGCCGCGCTCTGCAGGCGCGAAGCCTATCGGAACGACCCGAAATGCAAGGCGGTGAAGCCATGAAGCTATTAGTTAAGGGCCAAAGGCTTCTAGTCGGGGC